TTGTAAGAATTGTTCTCTTGTCTCGACTCTAGCTGGCATGTACGATAAGAATCCAATGGAGGAAGCATGGCGAAGAAGCTGGAAGACCGTAACTGGAAGCATGAATACGAACTCCAAAAGAAAAGAGGGGATACCGAGGGACAGATTGAGAGACAGCGCGCGAGAAGGATGTATGACCAGCAGGGCATAGACCGCGCAGGAAAGAACATCGACCACATCAAACCGTTAGCCAAAGGGGGGAAATCAGTCCCCGGCAACCTACGACTGCGCTCACCTAGCGCAAACAAAGCTGACAACAAAAAATAATGCAGGTTGAAGCACTCGTTGCGTCACTGCACGTGCATCAACACGCCCGTGTTGTATGCCCCAACTGCGCTGACGAAAGAAAGAAAAGGGATAAGGACCTAGTCATCAACCGTAGCGGGGATGTATGGGTCTTTTTTTGTCACCACTGCAACATCAAGGGCATCGTCCCGGTGTTTAAACGAGAGAAGCCAATGCAGGTCCAATCCATCAACACCAACACGTTCGACTTTCTACAGAAAGAACACTATGACTTTCTTTCTACGCGCGGCATCAGCAAAGAGACGGCAGACGGTGCCCAGCTTTTCGCGGCCAACAAGTTCTTCCGCAAGCTCAATGCATCTTCCAAGGCGATAGGTTTTCCTTACTACAAGAACGGCAAGCTCATTGGTACAAAGTACCGTTGCCTTGAAACAAAGGACTTCACGCAGGACCCCGGCGGCAACAACGAGTTCTACGGCATCGACACAATCAAAGAGGGACCAATCGTTATTGTCGAGGGTGAGATTGATGCATTGACACTCAGAGAGTGCGGAATCGAGAACGTCCTTTCTGTCCCATCGGGTGCCCCGATGAAGGTTTCAAACGGGAAGGTCGACGCATCCGAGGATAAGAAGTTTGAGTTCGTTTGGAATGCCTTCGAAATCCTGTCTAAAGCGCCCTACGTGACGATTGCGACCGACAGTGATACCGCAGGTCAGGCTTGCGCTGAAGAGCTTGCTAGGCGCATTGGGAAGGACCGCTGTAGGCTTGCATCGATTCCGGGTAAGGACCTGAATGAAGTGTTTCTGAAGGACGGCGCGGACGCAGTCAAACGGGTCATTGCATCTTCACTCCCGTACCCCGTAGCAGGGTTGAGCGAGGCAACCAAGTACGAAGAGCGTTTAAACGATTTATGGGAGAAGGGCAACGGCAAGGGGGAATCAACCGGCTACTCCAACGTTGACCAGATTTACACTGTGGCGCAGGGCCAGCTAACGGTGGTCACGGGATACCCATCATCGGGCAAAAGCAACTTCGTTGACCAACTGATGGTCAACCTTGCGCGGGCGCATGATTGGAAGTTTGCCGTTTGCAGTTTCGAGAACGCGCCCGAAATCCATATCTCAAGACTCATGGAGCTATACGCTCAGAAGAGGTTTTTCGAGGGCGCTCACCGCATGAGCCAGCAAGAGAAAGAAACAGCGTTTAAATGGGTTAAGGACCATTTCCTGTTCCTAGACTCTGAAGGGGCAGAGCCATCGACCATCGACTCGATACTGGAAAGAGCGAGGGTAGCGGTCGCCCGCATCGGCATTCGGGGGCTGGTGATTGACCCATACAACTACATCGACAACAAGGGCAACCAACAAGAGACTGAGTTTATATCGGGCATGTTGACAAGGGTTCAGGCGTTCGCCAAGGCGTTTGGAGTTCACGTATGGTTCGTAGCCCATCCAAGCAAAATAACGCGCTCTGGGATGGATTTACCGCGCCCTGACGGCATGGCAATCAGTGGTTCTATGGCGTGGTGGGCGAAGGCCGATTGCGGCATCACCGTTCACCGCGCGAAGCCCAATGTAGAGATAGCAGTGTGGAAGTGTCGGTATCGTTGGATAGGCCAGCAGGGGGAAACGACATTGGCATATGACAAGGCAACCGGAAGCTATTTCGAGGACCAGTCCGACGACTTTATTTGAGGCAAAAAAAAAGCCCCCCAAGCCGCAAGGCAAGGGGGCTAGTGTCAATCATTGTCAATACTCCGGCGTTCGTAAGTTGGGGGCGGGATAACTTTGTACCATTGGCTGGTTTTCCAGCCATCCGGGCTTAGTTTAACTGTCAACTCCTCTAATGTTATAGCCTCCTCCAATGTTAGGTTTTGCCACACAAGAAATTTATTTCCTTCAGTGTTAATGTAGAATTCATACATGATTAATGCCTCGTTGTTGAATCGTCATCGTGAAGTTTAATTGCCTGTTCTATAAACTCCATCATTGAATCAACTGATATACCCGACATTGCAACTGCATGACTTAGCACCATAGTCAATGCGGGTATAACATGGTCCAACTCTTTATTGGATAATAGTTCGCCAATTTCATTGGCTAAGTCAATTGTTTTATCACTCATAAAGTCACCATGTCTTGTTTAATGGATATGGTATAACCAAGCTTTTTAATGTGCTCGATTACCCAGATTGGAAGGGTTTTGGTGCCAGCTATTTGAGCGAATAGCTTAGACTTATCGCATTCAGGGTATATCGTCCGATTGCCGTAAATATCCCTGATTGAAACTTTAATGTTATTCATTTTGACCCCCGCGCATCAATGTAGATTGAAGTGCATTTTTCAACGTGGACGACGCCGCGACTATCCGTCCAATGCTCGCCGCATCCCGACATCCAACTAATAAGGGTAAGACCAAGTGCATACCCGAATAGGACAATGGTGAGCGCACCGAGCGCGGCCTTAAATGCATCTTTAAGCATGTTCATTCTCCGAATAAGCTGATTCGATTCGCGAGCCAGTGTGGTCACAATACAATTCGGCGTCTTCCCAATTGATATCGCACCCAACAACGCGCCAGCCCCCCGTATTGTCATTGGTGCGAATGGCGCGCCGAATCAAACGACGTTCAGCTTCTGCTGCTTTATAAGATAGAGCGGCACCGTCCGCAGTTATAAAGTATCGGGGATAGCCCCCCGGCCATGCATAAGGTTCTGCTAAATCGCGGACGAAGTTATCAACTGTATAGTTCATGCTGTTTCACCTTGTAAAATTTCCTTTTCGCGCTGTGATGCTTCGTATAATCGACATAGCTTCGCAATTTCTTCAACGTCCGCATGGATGTTGTCTCCGTATCCATCGCAAGCACTTGACCACACCCCGTCGATATCGTCATGCATTAAGGTGACGCATTGGTGCAGCTTCCATGCTTTACCCATGCCAGCTAATGAATGCAACTCTTTGCGATATGCTTTATGCGCTGGCCTATCGTTTAGAAACTCTTTTTGTTTCTCGACTGCTTTTAGATATACGTCATTGATATCGACACCGGGTTTGCATTTTGCGAATAGCTTCCAACCCAATCCATCGTTTTTCAAAACCGTACCATCAGACCGGTACGATTTAGTGTAGGTTAGGAAAGTAATGCGTCCAATTTCGGTGCCATGTTTAGATAATGTTGCCATTTCAGTTTCTCCTTAGGCTGCGATTGCGACAGTTGCGTCGATAGTGGTGATGTAGTCGGCTGCTTTTTGTGCGAGTGCGGCAGCTTTAAAGATTGCCTTGTTGTCTTCGCGGCAAGCTTTCAGCCAGTGCCCGATATAGCCAGCGTGGCGCAGTTCTCCGGCGATGCCGTGGTCTTGACATAAAAACGCCGCAGTCAGTTCAGCTACCAGTTCTTCAAAGGCATATGCCGGGTTACCGAATCGTCCGCCGAATTCGCGCGACAGCCGATGCTTCGCCCCGGTCCAGTGGCCGAGTTCGTGAAACGCCGTGGCGTAATAAGCTTCAGGCGATGCGAAGCTAGACTTATGTGGAAGTTGGATTGCGTCATGCGTTGGCGAGTAGAACGCCGCATCACCCCCGTGCCGGATGATTGCACCAGTGGCTGCGATACGCTGTTCGCATGCCGCGACCGCATCAAACGCACCCCCAACTACAGGGGCTGGCACTTCCGCGTTATCGCATTGCGAAGAGTTAAAGACAACGAAGGTCTTAACCATTGGCACTGACGATGTTTCGCCGGCATCATTCTCACGCTCGACCATTGAAAAGAAAACAATCGACGTTCCCTTTTCGCCTTTGCGAACTTGTGCGCCGCGTTCGTTCCATTGTTTATATGTTGCCCAATAGGATGAATAGCCTGGGGTCATCGCCCGCATCCCTAGGATTAGGCGATTGATGCCCTGATAAGGTTTGCCCGATACGATATTGCGGGCTGCGCTGTTGTCACCCTTCCAAGGTTTGACCCAAGGGGCTGCGCCGCTTTCGAGTTCTGCAATGATGCTGTTAGTAATTGTGTCGTATGCGTTCATTATGTTCTCCTCAGTGGTGGGTTTAGGAAAGAACCTTGCGTTTGGTGATGGACCAACGTTCCAATACGGGATTGCCGTATGCATCTTCGTCGACCGCAACATAGGCAACCGACTTGCGGACAACCCCAAATCGAACGCCGTCAAGAACGTCGATTGCGTGAATCAACTCGTGCTTCGCGGCCCACGCATCAGTGGTTGGCCGGAAGGTGAAGTACTTGCGCGTTTCTGGAAGGTAGAAAATGCCTGCGTCGCCGGTAAATTGTGTGTCGTAGTCAATCATGCTGTTCTCCGATAGTGTGTTGCGATGGAAGGATAGTAACGCTATCGCTTTTCGCTTGTCAAGCGATATTGTGCGATAGGTTGTCGCAGTGTGTTGCAAGCGAACCACTAAGTGAGGTCTTGGCGCTACCTATAGTGTGGGCTTAGAATGCGAACAACTACGGATAGTGTGTGCAGCCAATGCAAAAAAGATAAGGTAACGAGAATGAGTCGAGACAATTACAGCGAACCGGTGAGCGAGGGGGGGTTTGGCAGTAGCTCAGAACCCAGCGAAGAGGTGAGCACGAACGTTGAAGGCCCCGGCATCCGTGGCGAGATGCTCGAAATGATAGAGAGCACAATAGAGAAGAAAAGGAAGGATGGTAAGCCAGTAGGCGTGAGGATGAACGAGCCTAGGATTACACCAAAGATGCGGGCTTTTGCGTCCGCGATAGCACATGGAAACTCGCCACGAGACGCATACCGAAAAGCTTATAACGTCCGCACCGGGACTAGCGAAGCGTCAGTGATAGCTGGTGCGAACAAGTTGATGAAGGATAAAAGGATAAGTGGACTAGTCGAGCCAGTCTTTGAGTCAGTCAAACAGAACATTATTGACGACGCAATCGCCACTAGACGCCACGTTCTAGAGCAATTACATGCCCATGCATCCGATGCCAACGTCCGCACTGGTGACCGTTTAAAGGCCCTAGAACTGATGGGCAAAGCAATCGGCATGTTTGTCGATAAGAGCGAAGCTAAGGTCGAGCAAGTTGACCCTGAGCAGTTGAAGCGTGAGCTTGATTCTCACCTCAAAGCATTCAAGCTGAAGTCGGTCGCTTGATTGTTCCACGTGAAACGATAGTCCCAGTCTAGATGACAGTGCTAGTGCAGAGCATGATGCAAGCGCAGAGGATAGTTCTGGTCTGACGAACGTGCTACTCCCGAGGATGGTTCTAATCGGCGGTAGGAGACCCCACCGGTACCCCACCCCCGCGTATCGGGGGTACGCCCAGCGTCCACCCTTACACTCAACTCCCCACATTCGATATACATCTCCTCAACTCATACCATCACGCTCATTGCGAACATGCTATCCCCCCCTATTGCAATTTATGCACTTGCATTGTTTAAACTTCCATATAGAATGACCCCCCATACGAACGTTCGCATTTCTACCGGGGGGGGTATATGTTTCAAAAACAAGAAGGTCTTACCCCTAGGCAAACGTTAGTGCTTGAGTTCATTCATGCATACATTAAGTTAAAGGGTTATCCGCCTTCGTATAACAACATTGCACAGGGCATGAAGTTAAAGAGTAGGTCTAATGTGCATAGGATTGTGCATAAGCTTAGGCAAGAGGGTTATCTACGTGTTCAGCCTCATAAGTTTAGAAGTGTGAAAGTGGCTGACAAGGGCATTAGGAAGATACTGGCGCTATGAGCCTTCTCACCCGTCAGGAAGTAAAGGACTACCGTAAGCTTCTGGATGCCCTTCCAGAGGGGCATCCCAACATTACAAAGATTGCTCAACTTTTAAAGGCAGATAAGGTTGAGCGTTGTAAAGAAAATTTCTTACCCTTTGTAAGAGAGATGTGGCCTGTCTTTATATCTGGAAGGCATCATCAAATCATGGCTGAAGCTTTTGAGAGAGTTGCTTCCGGCGACTTGAAGAGGCTAATCATCAATATGCCGCCCCGTCACACTAAGAGTGAGTTTGCCTCTTTTCTCTTTCCTGCTTGGTTTCTAGGTAAGTTTCCAGAGAAAAAGATTATTCAAACAGCCCACACTGCTGAATTAGCAGTTGGATTCGGGCGAAAGGTGCGTAACGTTGTTAACACTCCCGAATATCAGGCAATCTTTCCTACAAAGCTTTCCACTGACTCCAAGGCAGCAGGACGATGGAACACCAACAAAGGAGGCGATTACTTCGCTATCGGCGTTGGCGGGGCCGTTACAGGTAAGGGTGCAGACGTTCTAATCATTGACGACCCGCACTCAGAGCAGGAAGCAATGCTTGGAAATCCAGCGGTCTATGACAGGGTGTTTGAATGGTACAACGCAGGTCCTAGGCAGCGTTTGCAACCGGGCGGCGCTATCGTAGTTGTGATGACCAGATGGTCTAAGAGAGACTTGACCGGTCAGATTGTAAATAACGCAATCAAACGGGATGCAGATGAATGGGAAGTTATAGAACTCCCTGCTTTGATGCCTTCTGGGAATCCGCTGTGGCCTGAGTTCTGGAGCCAGAAAGAACTAGAGGCAATCAAGAATGAACTCCCTGTAAGTAAGTGGGAAGCGCAGTACCAGCAGAATCCAACCTCTGAAGAAGGGGCAATCATCAAGCGGGAGATGTGGAGAGTTTGGGAAAGGGAATCGCCGCCTCCTTGTGAATACTTAATTCAATCATGGGATACAGCCTTTGAGAAATCTTCAAGGGCAGACTACTCAGCCTGTACAACATGGGGGGTGTTCTATCACCCTAATGAAAACGGGGATGAGATAGCCAACATCATTCTTTTAGATGCGTTTAAAGAACGCATGGAGTTTCCAGCTTTAAAAAAGAAAGCATTG